TGCGCAACGTGTCCGCCCGAGTGCATAATGCCGCAATCGTCACCGTATTGCGCAAACTGAAATACCGCAGTGGGCTTGGTGCCGTAATAGGTTTGTAGGGCTTTGCGCGCTTTTACGAGCAAATCGGGGTTGTATAGCGCGGGCTTGATTTCACGGCTTGCGAGTGTCGCCGCATCGGGTATAACGCGCCCAATGTCAGGAAACGTTCCATCGACAGGCGTAAAAACAATATCACCCAAGCGATAGGCGTTTTCGCCGATTTTGGTCAATTCTACGGTCTGCGCGCGTTTGTCTAATTTCTTAAGAGCGTCGTTCGGGATGATTAGTGCTGTCCCGAGCAAATCGCCGGCCTCTTGAGTATCTGCAAGGCATACGAAAAGAAAATGTCCGTCAGTACCCGCCACTGTCGCACGTTCTTCGGTCTTAAAATTGACATATACGCCGTTTAAGTAATGGCGAATGTCTTTGCTGGCGGCGCAATGAGCAGCGGCGCGTAGTGCATTTGCGTTTATGTACATGGTTCAATCCCTCAATTGAATTGACGCGCGCCGATTGACGCGCGCCGGTTTGGTAATTAATCAGGCAATTTGTTAAGGCGATCACAGCATTCGCGGTTTGCTCTTGATGCATTGGGGCCAATGTTAGGTACAGAAAAGTAAATTGTCATGATTTTTCCCTAGGTTGTTTGTGTAAGAGATTCCATTACATCATGAAAGCCAACAAGTGTCAAACATTTTATTGCATAGGTCAAATTGTCATTTTATTGTCATTTTGCTTTTCTAAAATGACAATCGGGAAAGCTAGCAACCATGCGCCTTGTGAGCGTTCATGGGTCAGATTGTCAGTAAAAAGAACAAAATTTAATAGAGTTATATATACAGGGTTAACCCTAATAAAATAGGGGTGCGCAGAATCGCAATGTTGTAGGCCAGCGATTAAAAACCGATGACAATATGACAATTTGACAATCTTGCCATTTTGGCAACTATTTAAACTCACTAAGTCTTAGTATTTAGTCCTAAGCTGGCTCTGTAAGTTTCGCGTAAGGTTCGTGTAAGTTTCGTGTAAGTTTTGTAACAAGATGTAACTGTAAGCTTCGTGTAAGTTTGGTGTAAGTTTCGTGTAAGGTTTCACACAGTAGTTTATACAGTACTGTATATCCGTACAGCTTGTAAGTTTCGCGTAAGGTTGAGAGCTCCAAGGCAAAAAGCCTGAATGCAAAAAACACCCCCCCGGGGGCCCTGGCATACCCCATGTGTGTGTGTAGGGTTCGCAGACAATTTTTTTTTTACAGAACACAGCAAACATTTTTTTATTTTTTATTATTAGGCGCCAGTTGGAAATTAATGACAATTTGACAATTTGACCTATAATTCGCAAATGACATGGCAAACCCTTCCGTTTGAAGCAAGACAAGTCAAAGCCACCGAGTCGCGCTTGACCGCTATATATGAGGCAGCGAAACTTGGGCTAAAGGGCGACGCATTGGCGCTGACCGCTGGGCTGTTGCCCACCGAGTACCGGCGCCTGACGCAACTTGACCCTGTGGCCGAGATGGCTGAGTTAAAGGGCAGAGCGGATGGTGAAGCGCAGTTAACCCGCGTTATGCACGCCGCCGCCTTAGAAGGTGATGCTAAGATAGCACTAGAGATTCTCAAGCATCGCCACGACTGGCAAGCCGCTCAGCGGGTGCAGTTGGAAGTCACGCAACAGATCAGTATCACAGATGCGCTAGCGCAGGCCAAGCAAAGAATCGCCGAAGCGATAGATGTTGAGGCTAGAGAGGTAGATGATGCAAAAGCCTATATACAGCGCTGAAGGTGAGCAACAGCTGATGTCCACGCTGTGGTCGCCACAGATCGCGGACGACCCGCTAGCGTTTGTGTTGGCGGCGTTTCCGTGGGGGCAGCCCAACACGCCGTTGGCCAACTACTCAGGCCCACGCAAGTGGCAGCGCGACACCTTGCGCTCTATATCGCAGCATATTAAAGACAACCGTGGTTTGAGTCAGATGGATGTGCTGCGCTCAGCGGTTAGTTCTGGGCGGGGTATCGGCAAGTCGGCACTCGTGGCCTGGTTGGTACTGTGGATGCTAAGCACTAAGATCGGCGCAAGCGTGATTGTGTCAGCTAACAGTGAAGCACAGCTGCGCAGTGTGACATGGGCCGAGCTGACCAAGTGGTTGGCAATGTCAATTAACAACCACTGGTGGGAAATTAGCGCAACTAAGTTAGTGCCAGCCCAATGGGTGTGTGAGTTGGTCGAGCGCGACTTGAAAAAAGGCACGCGCTACTGGGCCGCTGAAGGCAAGCTCTGGAGTGAGGAAAACCCTGATGCGTATGCCGGCGTGCACAATCACGACGGCATGATGGTGATCTTTGACGAGGCAAGCGGCATACCTGACCCAATCTGGTCGGTGGCAGCGGGCTTCTTTACCGAGAACATACTAGATAGGTACTGGTTTGCGTTTTCCAACCCTCGGCGCAACACGGGCTACTTCTTCGAGTGCTTCCACGGCAAGCGTGACTTTTGGCGCAGCCGCACGGTTGACTCCCGTGAAGTCGAGGGTACAGACAAAGGCGTCTATGAGCAGATCATCGCAGAGTACGGCGAGGATTCGAGTCAGGCGCGCGTTGAAGTGTACGGCGAGTTCCCGTCAGCAGGCGAAGATCAGTTTATCAGCCCGCAGTTGGTGGACGACACGTTTGCAAGACCTGCGCATAAGGACGCCACCGCCCCCATCATTATTGGTGTCGACCCGGCGCGCGGCGGTATGGATTCCACTGTCATTGTGGTCAGGCAGGGTCGGGACTTGAAAGCGCTTTTGCGCTACAAGGGTGAGGACACCATGACCATCGTGGGGCGGGTGATTGACGCCATAGAGGAATATAAGCCTGCGCTGACCGTCATTGATGAGGGTGGGCTAGGCTACGGTATTCTTGACAGACTGGTTGAGCAGCGCTACAAGGTAAGGGGCGTGAACTTTGGCTCTAAGTCTAGCAAACCCATGATGTACGGCAACAAGCGCGCGCAGATGTGGGGCGACATGCGGGAGTGGCTGAAGACCGCCCATATGCCCAAGGACAGGCAACTAAAAGCTGATCTGGTTGGGCCTATGCGCAGACCGGACAGTAAAGGTACGATATACTTGGAAGGTAAGAAGGAAATGAAGTCTCGAGGCTTAGCCTCACCAGATGCGGCCGACGCTTTGGCCGTGACGTTCGCCTTCCCAGTGGCGCACCGTGAGTCGGCCACAAGGGAAAGGCGCTTTTCAAGCTACAGCGGCAATGGCGCCGCAACAAGTTGGATGGGAGCTTAACATGCCAGGTAAACCAGGGTTATACGCCAATATCAACGCCAAGCGCGATCGCATCAAAGCCGGATCAGGCGAGAAGATGCGCAGCCCAGGCGCTAAAGGCGCGCCAAGCGCCAAAGACTTCAAACAATCAGCCAAAACAGCGAAAAAAAAATGAACCTGACACCCCGCGAAGACTGTCTATTTGTGCGTCCAGACATGGAAAAACACGCGCTTTTTGCGCTTTTAAAGCAAAAACAGACTGGAACCGGTCGAATTGTGGCCAAAGGCCCCGATGCAAGTGAAACTGACGTTGGGCAACGAATATTGTTTGGTGAATTCGTCGGTCAAGAGCTACACTTCGAGGGTGAGGACTATTTAGTTATGAGGGAAGCCCATGTGCTCGGCGTTGTTGATTAGCCGTAAAAAAGCGTTAGCTAAAGGATTTGCCAAATACTTTACCGGCGAGCCTTGTAAGTACGGCCATACCGCGGAACGACGCGTTAGCAATTGGAATTGTGTAATTTGCGAAACAGAAAAAGCCCGCAAAGCATATGCTAAAGACCCTACTAATAATTTACTGTCACAAAAAAAGTGGCGGGAAAAAACGTCAGATTATCAAAAACAACGTGGTAAAGCGTATAGATCGCAAAACGTGGGTAAAGTAAAACAGTACATGCAAAATTGGCGTGAAAAAAATGCCGAAGATCAAAAGAAATATAAAAAACAGTGGGTAGAGCAAAACCGAGGCGTAAAAAATGCTTCTTTAGCGCGAAGACACGCGGCTAAATTGCAAAGAATGCCGCCTTGGTTAAACGACGATAATCATTGGTTTATTCAAGAAATTTACCGTTTAGCGGTTTTACGATCTACAATGACAGGCATTAACTGGCACGTTGATCACATCGTACCGTTGCAGGGCGAAGCTGTTTCTGGTTTGCACGTCCCTTGGAACTTGCGAGTTATACCCGCTGTAGACAACATCAGCAAGGGAAACAGATTTAATGAATAAAACAGACCTTTTGGCCACGATGCGCCACCGAATGACGGTGGCCATCGGTGCTTATAGCGAGTCTCGTGAAGCTGAGCTAGACGACTTGAAGTTTA